GTTGCCATGAATCGGTATGCATCAGAACACCGAAAAGATCACAAATTGGTAACAGAAATGCATCAATATGGCGTGCGTGAGGCATTGTGATACCCCATGATTGGGCTCATGGGACGCACCGTGAGCAAGTTGATCGACCTCGACATAGACGAGGTGTCGCTCGTTGACCGAGCGGCAAATCAGCACTCACTGGTCGCGTTCTCCAAAAGCCTCCAGGAGGGGGCTTCCAACCATCTGGAGGAATCCGTGAGTGCTGATCTCTCAGTGTTCAGCGATACCGGCGAGGAAGTGGACGCCGACGAACTTGAGCATGGTGACACCGTCTTCGACGCCGCTGGAAACGAGTACGTGTTCGTCGAGGACGGCGAGGAGGACGAGGTAGGCAAGGCAGACCTCATCCGTACCGCGCGCGTGATGGGACGCCGCAAGGGGCGTCAGGCCAAGGACATGTTCAACCGGGTCCCGACTGGCGCAAAGTACGGCGCTGCTGCGGGTGCAGGACTCGGCGCTGGCATGGCCGCAGGATCGCAGTTCGGCAAGTCGCTGTCAGAGGAGATCCTTGAGGACTTCTCCAAGGCCGTCACCGACCGCGACCGCGACTACGTCATCGCAAAGGCCATGGACGAGGTGTCCAAGGCACAGGAGATCGCCCAGGAGGCGATGGAGTGGGCCGAGTACGAGCATGACACGCGCATGACTGAGGCGTTCATCTCCAAGGCTGCGGAGTACAACCTCCCGGTCGCGCCCGACATCCTCGGACCGATCCTCAAGTCGCTCGCCGAGGCCCTCACCGACGAGCAGCTCGACGTGCTTGACGAGATCTTCAACGCCGTCGGGGACAGCCTCTACGACGAGATCGGCTACGTGGGCGGAGGCTCCAACAGCTCGGTCTTCGACCAGGTCGATGCGTTCGCTTCCGAGTACGTCGGCAAGTCCGACCTCTCCCGCGAGCAGGCAACCACGCTCATGTTCGAGGCCAATCCTGCGGCCTACGACGCATACATCTCCGAGTTGGGACGGTAACGGCAATGGCTTTTGAAGAGAACATCTATAGCGCCTCCTTCGCGGCTGACGCATCTCTCGCGAAGTACACGGGTGTCCCCGGCCAGCCGGGATCGGCTGTCCCGAACAGCGGCTTCCAGTACCGCTTCGTGAAGGTCACCGGCAAGGCCCAGGTGGGGCTTGCCACTGACTCTGGTGACCGGCTCATCGGGGTCATGCAGTCGAAGCCCCAGGTCGTCGGCCAGGCAGCGACCATCGGAATCTGGGGTATCAGCCTCGTCAGCGCCGGTGGCGTTGTCGCAGCAGGCGATGAAATCACAACGAACACGGTGGGTCAGGCCATTAAGTCAGTGGACCCGGCGACATCCCGTGGGGTCGCAATCACATCTTCAGCGAACGCAGGCGAGCTCATCTCCGTCCTGCTCCAGAACTAGGAACAGGAAGGTAGAGACAAATGCCTAGCCCCTCGCAATCCGATCTTCACGTCAACGTACCGCTGACGAACGTCAGCATCGCGTACATGCAGTCTTCGGACGCCTACATCGCGGACAAGATCTTCCCGAAGGTCCCCGTGAAGAAGCAGTCTGACCTGTACTGGAAGTACAGCAAGTCCGACTGGCGTCGTACCGATGTCGCCCGCCGTGCCCCCTCGACTGAGTCGAAGGGTGTCGGCTGGAATATGGACACCGACCAGTACTTCGCGCATGTCTACGCCGTCCACAAGGACGTCGACGACCAGTTGCGGTCGAACGCTGACTCCAACTTCAACCTGGACCGCGACGCTACGGAGTTCATCACGAACCAGCTCCTGCTCAAGCGGGACATCGACTGGAACGCTTCGTACTTCCAGCCGGGTATCTGGGCGACGGACCTCGCTGGCGGGACGGACTTCACTAAGTGGAGCGACGCCGGTTCTGACCCGATCGGTGACGTCGCGGACTGGATCCTTGAGTTCCGCAAGCTCACGGGCTTCGCCCCGAACAAGATGATCCTTGGCGCTCAGGTCATGAAGGCCCTCAAGCAGCATCCGGACATCATCGACCGCATCAAGTACACGCAGAAGGGCATCGTCACGGAGGATCTCATCGCGACCCTCTTCAATGTCGATCAGCTCTTCACGTCGTACGCAACGGTCGCGACTGGACCTCAGCTCGATGACGCCCGCACTCAGGACGCGGCGTCGACGTTCGACTTCATCAGCAACGCGAAGTCGGTCCTCCTCGCCTACGCCCCGGGCGCTCCGTCGCTCATGACCCCGTCTGCCGGGTACACGTTCACGTGGAACGGATACCTGGGCGGGAATGGCGAGGGCGTGAAGATCAAGCGGTTCCGCATGGAGCAGATTGCATCTGACCGCGTGGAAGCGGAAATGACGTACGACATGAAGGTCGTCGCCAAGGACCTTGGTTCCTTCGCAAAAGAGGTCGTCGCCTGATGTTTCAGATGCCGAACAGCGTTGTCGTCCGTCGGCCCATCACCCTTGACGGGGTGCTGGTGCCGGCGGGCACTTCGCTTTCCAAAGGTCAGGTCATCGATCTGGGCCGGGAGTTGAACGCGCTGCTGGACTCTGGCTTCGTGGTTGCCCTCCCGGACCCGTATGAGCGGCCCGGTAGGCCTCCTCGCCCGACGAGCCTGCCCCCGGTTATCCGCAACGCGATGCTGGGGAAGATGAGCGCGCCACTGGCCGTGTCTGCGACGGTCGCCGGGGATGCGATCAGCGCGGTGGTGACGGGCGGCGTGCCGCAGTTCACTGTCACGATCAACAGTGCGCTACCGCAGTCGAAGTCGTCCCGGACGTTCGCGTTCACGGGCGTGGTTCCCGGGGATCACCGGATCGAGGTCACGGACGGCGCGGGTTCAACGAGTGCGTTCACGGCTCGTGTGACCGTTGCCGATGAGGCTAAGCGGCCTGTGCGCAAGAAGGCGGAGTAGCCGATGACTACTGAGGCGTTCGAGGTTGTTACCTCAGACCGGGTGCGTCCCAGGGAGGTCGCGAAGAAGCGCCCTGCCGGTCCTCGTTACGTGGCGCGCAAGCCCATGGTTATCGGCGAGAAGAAGATCAAGATCGGGGACTTGGTTCCCGAGGCGAGTAAGTGGCCGCGCGTCGAGGCGTGGGTGCGCAGCGGTTACATCGACATCGTGGAGGGCTAGTCATGTTTGATGCTCGTGAGGTTGCCGTGTCGAAGACGGTGCTGTCCCGCAGGATCGCGGAGGTTACTGGCGAGGCGACGATGGCGGCGGCAACGCGGTCGGGTCGCAGGGCGGCGTTTGCTGCTGATGATGCATCCGTGCAGGTGGCACACGCTGGTCGTGGCGGCATGTCGTCGCGTAAGAAGGCGCTGATTGCTACTGGTGTGGCTGTTCCGGTTGTTGGTGGGGCGCTCATCGCGACACGGCGCGGTAAGGGCGTGGAGAAGGCCTTGAACGCCGGGCAACTGGCGGGGCATTTCTCGAACAAGATTGCTGGTACGACGGTGCGCCGAGGCGGGATGCTCAAGCCGAAGCGCGTGAAGTCGACCGGGGCGCTGATGCTCGATTCCCGGTCGTCTGCGGTCGCTGGCCGCAAGGTGCGTCCGGAAGGCACTGCGCCGAAGGGCATGGTCGAGACGCTTCCTGGTCGTCGTGCTGGCGGTGCGAATCGAGCGATCGCCTCGCAGGGATATCGGGCGAATCTTGAGTCCATCGCTGGGACGGCACCTGCGAAACTTGAGGGCTACTCGGCCCGCAGCCAGTTGGAACGCTGGCATCAGGGTGCGCTGCGCGCTGAACGTAAGCGAGTCGGCACGGAGCCGCGCCGGGTGGCGCTGCGCTCGAAGCGCGACCCCTGGTCGTAGGTAGCCGTGACGTGGACGTACAGCGGCAGCCCGGCGTCGAGCCATCGTGACGCGATCCGGTTCTACGTGGGGGACATCGATCCTTCGCTGCCGTTGCTCCAGGACGAGGACATCGACTTTCTGCTCGACAAGTGGCTGGACCTGTACGGGTCTGACTTGATGGTGGCGGCTGGTGCTGCGGAGATCATCTCGAATCATTTCGGGCGCGAGGTGTCGGTGTCTGCCGATGGCGTGTCGGTTGGGTCGAGCGAGTTGCAGCAGAAGTACAACGACATCGCGATGAACCTGCGGGATATGTACAAGATCGAACAGATCGGCACACCGATCATCCCTGGCTTGTGGGACACGTCATGGGATCCGTCGATCAAGGTGCTGCGGTTCGGTATCGGGTTCACGGACAACTACTTGGCCGGCCGTCAGGACTATGGGGATTACGACCCGGACGGCTATCCGAACACTGGCGGTGGCGGGGACTGGAACCAGTTGACCGGTGGTGCGGGCGGCGGCAGCGACGTGGCTGCGGATGGCGCTACCTGATGTGGCAGTGGAGCGCGGTGACGCCGCGCTTCTCGACGAATGCGAGCGCCTACATCGCGCGGGTGTACGCGGAGCGGAACATGGATTCGATGGTGCGGATCTGGCGTCCTGACAGTCCGGGGTTCGTCCCGCAGTCGGGGACGCTGCTGGCCGAGGAGATGTTCGAGGTGTACTTGGGCAAGGCCCGGGTGTACACGGTGTCAGGGCCGATCACGATGGGCATTGGAGATGAGCCGACGTACTACTCGTCTACGTTCGTGAGCATCCCGCTGACGACGGAGGACCCGTTCGCGTCTCCGGCTGTGGAGCCGGTCGCACAGTCCCCTCGGGTGGACGACATCGTGCAGGTGGACAGGCATCGTGACCCGTTGATGGTGGACAGGTATTTCCGGGTGGTGGACGTGGAGGCTGGTTCCCAGTTCCCGGTGTCCCGCCGGTTGCAGTGCGTGGGCATTCAGGCGTCGAAGCAGTGGGGTAGTTCGCAGATCCCGACGGAATGGATCATCAGGTGAAGCCTGATGAGCTGATTACCCGCCTTGAGGGTTTGAGGGATGTGGCGGGGCGCGCTGACGCGGCTGCCATCGCGGGTGCTCGTGACGCGATTAAGGGCGTGAGGGTGCCTGGTCACCGGGTGTCGATGTCGGGGTCGCGCATCCGGGTGACGGGGCCGGTCGCGCCGAAGGTCGCGGAGCGTCTGGCCCGTGAGGCTGGCAAGGGCGCGCAGGCGTCCGTGAGGGGACTGCTGCCATGATCGACATCGGACAGTTGACGACGCAGGTGGTGACGGCACTGTCGGAGTCGTCTGGGCAGAGGATCGGCGACGGGATCGCCCCTCAGGGGGTCGGATGGCTGTCCGGTCAGCCGAACGTGTCCGCGTTCATCCCGTACTCGGTGGTGGCGTTCCAGGGCGGGCAGTTGGCTGAGACGGCATGGTCGTACAGCGAGCAGGTTCGGGCGTGGACGACGTCGTGGCGGGTGTCTTCCTACGGGGGTTCTCGGGAGCAGTGCGACTGGATGGCGACGGCCGCACGCGATGGCGTGTACCACTGCATCGGCCGGCTGTTCGGCTCATATCGGGTGAGCATGGCCTCGTGGGGGTCGTTGGGGCCGATGACGCGCAACGATTCGGTCGATCCGCCCATGTGGAGCGTCACCGATATGTTCACGTTGCGCTGCGATGCTTAACGACAAGACGCCTTGAGGCATCTAGACTCATTCATAGTCACTCTCGCGAGTACCGACAACCGAAAGGCACCACCATGAGAATCATCCCGAATGAGAACTCCTGGATCGGATTCACGAAGGTCCGTCCGGCGAACGTCAAGGCACCGTCTGCTGCGGAGATCGCCGCCGCGGAGGACCTGACAAGTTTCATCATCAGCATCACTGCGCAGTCGCAGGGCAATACGGTTCCGACCCCGAACATCGACTCGCTGTTTGAGACATCAGTCCCGGGTACGAGCCAGGCATCGTTCATGGCGGACATGTACCGAGACGACGCCTTGGACACCGCGTGGGAGACCCTTCCTAGGGGCACCGTCGGCTACTTCTACATCTCCCGCTTCGGCGGCACTGGCCCGGGCTTCACCCCCGTGATCGGTGAGTCTGTCGAGGTGTGGCCGGTTCGTATCGTGTCGCGCACCGCTTCGGCAATGGCGAGCAACACGGCGCAGACGTTCTCATGCACCGCATCGGTGCCTGAGGAGCCCTCTGAGAACGCGAAGGTAGCGGCGACATTCGCCAGCAATCCGGTTGCGAAGCCCTCAGCATGAGCTATTCGCAGGAGCCACTGGACGGCTTGGCCGCCGAACCGGTGGCTCCTGCGACGCACGAATCACCGGGCCCTAGGGCACAGACCAGTCGGAGGAAGAAGATGAGCACCGCAACGGAGACTCGCCGTCAGGCGACATTGAAGGACCTGCTGAACAAGCCCGCCCGTGTGAAGGACGTCGTCCTGACGGTCCCGGACGAGGACGGCACGATGATCGAGTACGTGTTCTCGATGCGCGCGATCGGGTCGAAGGCGTATGACGTCCTCGTGGGGATGCACCCGCCGACGCCGGACCAAAAGCGCGAGGGCTCGACGTACAACCCTGACTCGTTCGGCCCGGCACTGATCTCGATGTGCTCGGCGAATCCCCGGATGACGCCGAATGAGGCGAAGGAACTGTGGGAGTCCGACGAGTGGAGCCGCGGGGAGGTCATGGAGATCTTCATGGCGTCTGTCGAGGTGAACAGCCGGGGGCTTGATGTCCCTTTTACCGCAGCCGACTCCGGTACGACCCGGCGTTCCAGTTAGAGGTCGGCTGGTGCTCGGATCACGGGCTCTCCCATTCGGCGCTGCTGGACTGGGAGCCGGAGGACAGGGCGAAGCTGGTCGCGTACCTGCTGGAGTCCAGTAGCAAGTGCCAGCAGTGCGGCACCGCCGCATGGGAGTGGGAGGAGGACCGTTTTGCGTACGAGCCGACGGTCACCCAATGCTGGGGCTGCTACCTCAAGGATCTCGTGCACAGCGAGGCTGACATGCCTGGTTCGCGGATCACGCTGCTGCCGAAGGAGTCGGCGCGCCTGCTGCGGGAGTCGCCGCCTGAGCCTCCGACGAGGAGGCGCACATGAGTGAGTACATGGTCGATGTCGGCCTGAACGTCAACGCCGGGTCGTACATGACGTCGATGGGCCAAGCCGTCGCGGTGACCCGCCAGTACTCGGAGGTCGTTGACGGTATTCCGGCCGTTGCGACGAAGATGACGAGCGCCCTCGTGGGTGCGGCGAACAAGATGACCGGGTTCAACGCGGTGAACACCCTCGCGGTGGACACTGCCGCGTCGTACCAGAAGGCGCTGAGCGGGATCGAGGCTGGCGCTTCCGCTTCTGGCCGGTCGTTCACGGCGCTGGAGAAGACGACGAAGCAGTTCGGCAGGAACTTCTCTGGCGGTATGGGTCAGGCCATTCAGGTCGTGGAGACCTTGCAGAAGCAGGGCATCAAGTCCGAGAAGCAGATCGACTCGCTGGGTAAGGCGTGGATCAAGATGGGCGCGGCGACTGGGTCGAACGCTGCGCAGATCGGCGCTGATTTCACGCAACTGTCCCGGTCGATGGGCAATGGGGTCAGCCAGTTCACGAAACTGTCGGATTCGCTGGTGACGACGACGGCGAAGATCGGCGGGTCCGCTGAGTCAGTGGTGTCGTTCTCGAAGGCGCTCGCGCCGGTTGCGGCGACGATCGGGATCAACCAGACGGCGGTGATGGGCCTGTCGGCGGCGATGTCGAGCCTCGGTGAGGACGGGTACCGGTCAGCGAACGTGCTGAACAAGGTCATGCTGGACATGAACAGGGCGGTCCGCGATGGCGGCCCTGAGTTGAAGGCGTACGCCGACGTGATGGGGACGACGTCGGAGAAGCTGCGCGACTTGATGAAGCAGGACCCGACGGAGTTCATGACTCGGTTCGCGGAGTCGCTGGGCAAGGCTGGCCCGCAGATGTCCCGACAGTTGGAGATGCTCGGGTTCGACTCGGTGCGGGACACAAGGTCGCTGGCGGCGCTCACCCGGTCAGGGAACATGCGCGAGGCGATCGATACGGCGCAGAAGTCGTACGGTGATGGTTCGACGGAGCGTGCGGCATCGAAGGCCCTTGAGGGGGTCACGGACCAAGCGGACAAGTTGAAGGAGTCGATGACGCAGGTCGTCGTGAACATGGGTCGCCCCTTGCTCGGCGTGGCGGCGAACCAGTTGGGCGTGGCAAACGCGATCGCTGGCGGCGTTGCGGGCGCGACGGAGGGGAAAGTCCCCCAGGTTCTTACCGGAGTCGCGGGTGCTGCTGGCGCAGTGGGAAGCATCGGCATGAATGCGCTGACGCTGGCGTCGTTCTACGCGCTGGCAAAAATCGGCGGGAAGAAACTCGGGGAGTCGGACACGGTCCAGGAGGGCAAGCGGGCACTCGTCCAGCGGTCCCAAGGCCTGCCGGTGGCGACTTCGACCACGACCATGGGACGGTTCGGCCAGGTGATCGGCAGCGCGGTCGGGTCCACACTCATGACCCCGTCCGGGATACCGATGACGGCCGGTGAGCGCTTCGCGTCGGCTAGTAGGACGGCGATTCGCACGGGTGCTGGAGTGGCGGCGTTCGGACTGAACTCGACGTACGGGAATTTGTTCCGCAACGCTCAGGGATTGGACCCGATTCGGGGTGTTGCGTACAACAATTTCAGGGATTCGGTGAAGTCCGCCGGGGCGCAGTTCAAGACCGGTGATATGCGCGGCGCGTTGCAGACGGTCGCGATGTCCGGCGGGAGAAGCCTGGGGTCGCTTGCGGATCCGACTCAGCGCGTGACGCTCCCTCAGGCGATCGGCAGCACGGCAGTGGGCGCGACGAAGATGATCGGCGGCGGGCTCGGGCTCGCGGCGTCAAGCGTTGGCAGGGTTGCGACATCCATCATGAACCCCTACATGATGGGCATCATGGCTGCGGCCGGTACCGGCATGTACGCGGCTGGGCAGATCAAGGAGTCGGACTCCCGTGTGCAACAGGTCGCTACTGCCGGGCAGGACTTGAACTCGACATTCAACTCGTTCGCGGCAGCGATGGGGATGGCGTCTCGGGGACTTGAGTCGTTCAGTGCGACGGCGTTGAAGTCGGCTGGCGACGTGGCGAAGACGAACACGTCGAATCGCGAGGCGACGACGATCGATCCGAACGAAGCCGCCGCATCGAACGCGGCCGGGTACGTTCCCCAGAAGCGGTCAGACCGGGCGGAGGGCACGAATCTTGCTGCCGGTACGGCGATCGCGACGCTCGGGTTCTCAGCGAAGCCTGAGGAGATCGCCGCCTACGTGAACGATCTCGCGTCGTCGAAGTCCATGGGCAAGTTTGAGGCGCAGAATGTCGCCGATGTCCTGAAAGAGGTGTACGGCGACGGGAACACCCGGCCGAACAGCGAGATGGGCTACACGCTCATGCAGGACGCAGTCCGGGCGAACGGCGGCACGGTGCTGGGTTTGACCGGCCGGGTCACTGAGTCTCAGGCAGAGATCGGCGTCGGGATGACGCAGGCTGCCCAGGCGCAGGCGAATAACGCCGGGAAACTGTTCGGCGGCGAAGTGTCGGTCTACTCGCCGAAGGACGGATCGAAGCTGTCGGCTACGTATGGGGATGTCGTGGCCGGTTCGGAGGCGAAGCAGATCTACGACGCCGCATACGCGCAACAGTTGGACGGTGAAGGCGATAAGAGCGCCGCTGCAATCACCGGTCAGACAGTGAGTGACCTCATTGGAATTAATGAGGTGGACGCGTACAACGCGGGTCTTCCGACTCAGGCAACGTCCCGAGGGGCGGCGTACGGATTGTTGAAAGAGGACAAGCAGACGTTCGAGGAGATGCTGGCACGTGCTGCGGAGGGCGGAAATACGAATGCCGCACGTACCCTCGCATTGATCAACGAGGGGTACATCACTGAGTCTGGGGCGAACTACAGCAAGTTCAGCCCGACGACGCCGGACAATGAGAAGGCCGCACGTTCGCTGGACAAGTCGTTCGTGCTGACGAGCAAGGCCGCGGGGAAACTGTCGGACTCCCTGTATGAGGCTGAGGCCGCTGGTCGTGCGCTGAAGAAGCCGATGGAAGAGCTGACGGCCCTCGACACGAAGGGGATGTCCGCTGCCGGGCGGGACATCAACGCCTACCGCATGGATCGCACGGAGACATCGAGGAGGGATGCTGGACTGAGTGTCCTGGGTTCGGCCTTGACGAACTCCGGCGGCAGCCAGGGCGAGGCTGCGGTGTCGATCAGGCTTCAGCAGGCGATGGCGACGAATGACGACTTGAAGAACGTACTGGGCAGCGCACTGTCATTGCAGGAGCCGCGCAGGTCCGCGCAGGAGGCTGGACGCACCCAGATGCAGTCCCTGCGGTCGAGCGCAGCGTCCGCGTATTCCACGTACGGCATGCAGTACACGCCGAGCAACACTGAACTGAACGACATTCTTGCCGCGCAGGAGGCCGGCCGATACCAGTGGCAGGAGGCGACGAGGGCTGACGCTATTGGAATGAACCGGTCGTCGGGCTCGATGCAGACGTCGATCAACGCGATGCAGCGCTCCACTGGGGTAACGATCGGGATGATCAACCGGGACACTGCGACGGGCGAACGGTACGGGCGTGAGGACTTCGCCCGCCAGCAGGACCTGTCGAGGTTCGAGCGGGACAAGACGATCAAGCGTTCGAACAGGGATTTCGGGACACAGCGCACTCGTGCGACCGTCGAGTACGGCAAGCAGGAGCAGTACTCGACCGAGGACAAGGGGCTTCAGGAGTCCCGGGCGAACCGTGACTTCACCCGGCAGATGACCCAGTCCGATGACGACTACCGCAAGAGCAAGTACCGCGCCGATGAGGATTTCAGCACGCAGAAGCTTCGCGCGCAGCGCGACTTCGATAAGCAGATGTCACGTGGGCAACGAGACTTCGATAAGGGGTCGCTGCGCGGACAGGAGGACTTCGACCGTGCGCGGGTGCGTGCAACTGAGGACTTCAACAAGCAGATCGCCCGCATGGTGGAGGATTCCGCGAAGCAGATGTATGACCCGTGGAAGCGGATCAGCGCCCAAATGGTGATGGATGCCGGGCAACTGGTGACGAACTTGAAGGATCAGACGGCGGCCGTTGACAAGCAGGTGTCGAATCTTGCGGAGGCACGGGGGATGGGCCTGTCGGATGCGGCGATCAAGGCGTTGAACCTGTCGGATGCGTCGAACGCCCAGCAGTTGTCCCGGGTCGTTGACGACATTCGCGGGAACTCCTCGTACGCGGGGCAGATCAATGACGCGGTGGGCGCGAAGGCGGCGAGTTCTCAGGTACTGGTGCAGGACCAGGGGAACACGTCGTTTGCGCGGGCGCAGGAGGACTTCTCAACGCAGATGCAGCGCGGCGGCGACGACTTCGCGATTTCGAAGTCTCGTGCGCTCGCGGACTTCGACCAGTCGAAGGCGGACACGAAAGAGGACTTCAAGAAGTCACTGGACGACTCGCAGGCCGACTTCGACAAGAACATGGTCCGGATGGACACGGATTTCGCGGTGAGCGTCGTGCGAGCGAATCTGGCGTTCGACACGTCGATGGCCGACATGCAGCAGTCGTTCGACATCTCACGGGCGCGCGCGAAGGAGATGTTCGTCCAGCAGCTTGCCTACTCGAAGGCCGACCACGATCTGGCGATGTCGGACTTGAACGCGGACTTCGACCATGCGAGCAAGGTCGCAGCGGACAGCCTCGAACTGTCTGTGAAGCGGATGTGGGAGCGGGCACGCACGTCGATCTCGGATGCGGGCGCTGCGGCATCAGCGCAGATCAAGTCGATGATGGAGCAGTTCTACCAGGTCGGCCAGTCGTCTGCGGCGGGCGATGGCGGCGTGACGCAGATGCTTTCCGATGCGATGAAGAACGGGATCGACCCGAAGACGATGGGCGAGGACTGGCAGGCCCGTATCCAGAACTCGCTGGACTACATCAAGACGAACGGCATCAAGGTGCCGAAAGCGCTGACGGACTTCTATGCGGGCAAGGGGTTCACGGGCGAGGACTTGAAGCCAGCATCACCGACTGTGAGGGAAGCAGAGGGGCTTACCCCAGCGAAGCCGATCAATGTCCGCGATGAGCACGGTAATCGCCGTCCCGGCATTCCTGACGACGGGATCGACTGGAGCATTGGCGCTCTACAGAAGCAGCACGCCTTGCTCTTGGAAAAGGCCGGGAACGGGGATTTCAAGGAGATCGGCACGGCCATGTGGGATGGAGTGAAGGAGGGGTGGGAGACCGCTAACCACAACATCTTCGCCGCCCCGTTCACTATCGCGATCGAAATGGTGAAGAACCTCCTCGGCATCAAGTCCCCTTCGACGGTGTTCAAGGAGATCGGCGAGAACGTCGTCCAAGGGCTGAAGGATGGCATCACGGGCACGATCGGCGGGGTGTGGGAGAAGATCACGGACCCGATCAAGGACTTGGACATCGGCGGGAAGGTGACCGGGGCGTTCAAGACCGCGATGGAGTACTTGAAGAAGCTCGGCACCACGATCGGGACGTGGGTGACGGGCGCGTGGGATTCGATCGCCAGTCCCCTGACATCCATTGACATCGAGGCGTCGGTGAAGACGGCGTTCTCGAAGGCGAAGGAATGGATCGGCGGCCTGGGGGACAAGACCGGGGGCGCGGCGGACTCGGTGTCGAAGTGGATCGGGACTGCCTGGGAGAGCATCATGTCAGGCATCCCAACGATCGAGAAGGTCATGGGGAAGGTGCAGGCGGCATTCGGCCTTGGGGATGCGAATGGCGGCGGCATCGCCCAGTGGCTTCAAGGGCTGAAGGACGCTGAGAAAGACGGCAAGGACACGGTCATGGGCTGGATTGGTGACGCGTGGGGGATGATCCTCACCGGTATTCCTGGGCTGGAGATGGTCAAGGAAGCGTTCCGTCCGATGGGCGACGGGATCGTAAAGGTGGTGAACGCGTTGATCGACGCGTGGAACAGTCTCCAGATCACGATCCCCATACCGGACTGGGCGAAGGTCCTTCCGGGGCCTCAAAACGGACAAGACTCGATCTCATTCGGCACGAAGAAGATAAAGAATGTTGAGCTGAACCTCGCTGAGGGTGGTATCGCGACCCGTCAGATGCATGCACTCATCGGTGAGGCCGGATACCCGGAGGCTGTCATCCCGCTCAACCAGCGGGGCGCGGAAGTACTCGCAGCGACGATGGCCCGATACGTGGACCGCACATCAGTGCAGGGCGCGATGGTGTCCCAGTATGCGACCCCGGTCGTGAACAACTACTCCAGCCAGTCATTCGACCAGTCGACGCAGTTCAACGGCCCGATCACGGTGAAGGCCCAGAGCCCCGACGACATGGCGCAGGCGTTGCAGGCACGCGCGAGGCGCAGGGCGCTGTCGCAGCCGATCCAAGGGAGACGTTGATGGACATCCTTCCGGTGACATGCCGGTTGACGACCCCTGGCGGATGGCTGGTCCTCACGGACGGCCCGTACCGGCTGAGTTCGACAGCGTTCGGTGAGCAGGCAACGACATTCAGGCGGTCTGAGGTGAGCAACCCGTTCACTGAAGGATCGTGGACGGTGAATGCGCAGCGTGAGAACGTCACAGAGTCCTTGGACGTGTATGTGCGAGCTGACACGCCTGCGGGCGTGCAAGGGGCGGTGTCGGGGCTGCTGGAGGCATTGCGGCAGGTGAACTTCGGGATGGAGGTCACGTTCGACGGTATCCAGACGTTCTACCAGTGCTACTGCGCGGACGTGTCGGTGAAGACCCCTCGCGAGTTCCGGTTCTCCCGGATGGCGCAGGTGTCTGCGCAGGTCCCTCGACATCCGGGCACTGAATGGAAGGCTGTCTGATGGGCTCACTTTCGACTTGGGGCCGGTCTGTGGTCGTGAACTCGACGTTTCGACCTGAGGCTGCCCCAGCACTGGGCACGATCTGGCTGGCGTTGACGACACAGGTCCCGGTGTCAACGGATTCAGGGGACACCCTGCTGGAGCCTGCGGCATCAAGCTACGAGCGGTCCCCTTATGGGGTGGGTTCCTACTTCTGGAACCTGTCCGGGCCGGGGCTGCTCATCAATGCGCGGGCTGTCGACTGGCGGCAGCCCGATGACAACTGGGGTCAGGTGACGGGATGGGCGTTCTGTACCGAGTCGACGTCGGGGATGGTGCTGGCGTTCGGAGCACTGCCACGACCTACGACGGTTTCGAGTGGGTCCCGGCTTCGGGTACCACCGGGGGCGATACGCCTCAACCTACTTTAGACAGGCTGGACGCCTTCGCATCCATCATCAACGCGTTTGCCCCGTTCAATGTGAAGGAACTGTGCGACGCGCAGGTGGTGGCCCATGGCATGGGAGAGATCTACGGCAACAAGTACGCGGACGTGTTCGACCTGGGGATGCTGTACGTCGGTGAACTGATCGGCGAATGGGGCGCGCATCCCATCGAGTTCCTCCTCATGGACGAGGTCAGGTCCTCGATGGGCGTTGATATCGTCCTCACGTCTGACCCTCCGGTGACCCGCCGTGAGGAACTGATCCCGGCCCGTGTCGTCGGATTCGAGGTCGATGACTACTTCCCGGTGGCGGGGCTGCCGCAGCAGGTCACGGGGCTAGTGGTCGATGCCCGCCCAGTGATCGGCGTGGGACCGCTCACCCAGTTGCAGACGTTCCCTGAGCCGAGGAACGTGAGCCTGCTCGCATCGAGCCGGTGGCTTCCGTTGAACTGGGCGCTGGACCCGTGGTGCACGGTGTGGGAGCCGTTCTCCGGGTTTGACCCTGACCCGATCGAGGCGCTGACAGTGCGGGAACTGTGCGACCTGCCGGAATGCCGCGACGGCGTCCCCTACTTGGTACGCGATTTCCTGCAAGGCGGCCGCTACCGCATCAGACCGGATGACGTCCGGTACCTGCGGTCGCAGCCTGGCACGAACCCGCAGTACCGGCCCCGCTACACCTACTACCGGGATGGCGGGTTCGTGAGGAACGCATCAGTGTCGATGTCCGGTGGCCGGCACATGTGGTGCGACGACATCAACTGGAACGCCCAGGAGGTGACGGTGTTCGTCGTGGCGACACTGCACGAGCCTGCCGGTGAGTGGTTCGGGGTGCTGGAGACGGAAGCCCCGAACTTGCAGGGGCTGGATCCGTTCTTCGGGATCAGGTATCACAAGAGCGGCATGCTGGCGTTGTGGGCTGATTCGATGCTCCTGTCGACGCCGCTATCGAGCGGGATGGCCCGCCCGGCGCAGCCGGTGATCATCGGGCTGAACATCGACATGGCGAACAACACGGTGACGATGCTGAGCGCGGACTCGGGGGTGAAGGCCCTGACGACGTCGCTGCCCCGCCGCTACGACAACCGGTCACGGCTGTGGCTGGGCCGTTCCCCTCAGGGGCAGAACGCGACGGCATCGATGGACATCTTGGAAGTGTCGTACTGGGAGCGACGGTTTGGCCCCGGCGATCTCGCCGCAGTCATGGGTGAATACGACCGCATGTATGGGGTGACGACGTCATGACGACGTTTACGAAGGCAGGCGCGAAGGACTTCAAGTACCTGGTGGGTCGTTTGGAGCGTGCAGGGCACAAGGTGCAGATGCGCGGCAGCGGCCACTACTTGGTGAAGCACCGGGATGGGATCGGCATGGTGACACTCCCGTCGTCCCCGGGGGATTACCGCGGCTGGCAGAACGCGAAGTCGCAGCTGCGCCGCGCCGGGTTCGGTGATGACGTATGACGCTCACGTCACCTGTTCCCACCTGTTCCCACCTGTTCCCGGGAACAGGTGATGACGTATGACGCTCATGGCCCCAGTTCCGCGCCTCATGGACAACAGCATGTCGGGCAGTTGGCGAGTGTGGGTGTACCCGTCTGGCGTGCGGTCGCTGGAGTCGGCAGTTGACGTGTCGTTCGTCCGCGGGGCACCGACGATGGTTGAGTCGTTGGCGACCGCAGACCCGTTTGGGCCGACGACGGCGTCGATCAGGTTCCCGGCAGTGACCCTCATGGACGCGATCGGTGCGTCGGATTTGTGGTGGCTCCAACCTGAGATGGACGTAGACATCGTGTGGGTGCTGGCGGATGGGGATAAACCTTCGTACCGCTGGGAGGGCTACATGGCCTCATTCGAGTACAGCCCGACCGAGGCGGCGAGTGAACTGTCGGTGACGTTGCGCGGGGCGATGTTCCAGATGGACAACTACTTGGCGAAGCCGGAGTACGTGTACCAGCCGATCCCGTACGAGGTGGCGATCTCACGACAGTTCACGGGGCGACCGGACATGAGGATCGCGCCGCTGCGCACGGAATGGCCGTCGTGGTGGTCAACAAAGTTCAGGCTCGCCGACTATTCAAGCAGGCCCCTATACATGCGCCCGGTCGGACTGGAGGACGGCTCGAACTGGTCTGGGTCAGTGACGCGCTCCACGGGTTCGTTTGACCAGGTCCTCACCTCCTATGTGCAGGGCCTGCTGGCGAACATGTACACGGCGAGGGGCCAGTTCACGCTGGCGTTGGACGAGGGCCGCAGGCCGGTGCTGCGGCACCGCGACCGCATCACTGCCCCAGACGACCGCACCCTCGTCGTGGATTTGCTTACGCCGGGCGTGTCGATGTCGGCGACGAAGGACTACACGCAGCGCTTGAACGCCGTCTACGGGCAGGGCAAGAGCCTGAACGGTTCGACGTTCTCCGGGATGCAGGTGTCTGCTGACGGTCAGACGATCACGTACGCGCCATATGCCGCGAGGCGTCAGGTGGATCCGATAGACGAGAACGACTGGTTTGACCGTTCGGTGATGCGCAAGGAGGTGAACCTGTCGTTCTATGAGGGATTGAGCGAGGTGGAGGCCGCCGACATCGCGAAGGGACATCTGGCACGGTTCTCCGATCCGGGGGTGACGGGGACGATCACGCTGACTGCCGACCCAGTGCGCGGCGGCGCGTTCTTCTCCCGCTACTTGGTGACAGCTGGGATGAGCATTCAGGTGAGGGGCCTGTTCGGGAACCCTGACGGGGTCATGTTCCATGTGACGGAGTCGAATGTCGGCCCTGAGGCGACGGAGTTGACGGTTGACGGGAAGTACCGCGACCAGTTGACGGTGCAGGAGGTGACGGCCCGCACCCGTGATTCCCTCGCCCCGATCCGGCTGCTCACGGTCGGCCAGTACAAGCCGAACATCCCCGACATGCTGTTCCCCTGGTCGTACGCGGACGGGTCTGGGTTCGTGCCGAAGGGCAGCCAGAACCTGTTCGCCGGAATGCCCAGCCAGGTGACGTTCCCGTGGGTGGACTGGACGAGGCAGCGCCCGCCGAGGGACCCGCAGTGGGCGGCGAACTACATCAGGATTTCCCCAGCATCGGGGAACGCTGACGGGAACTGGGCGAACAAGCGCCAGTCGAGGCAGGATTTCGCCGCGTACCCGGTGCGCCTGTCGCAGGCTGGGGAGGCGAGCCTGTTCCAGATCTCCGCCTACGACCAGTACGGGTCGGTGCTGAAGGTGCCGTTCCATGTGTCGCTGTACCGGACGAATGGCGTGTCCTATTCGAGCATGCCGTCGTTGGGTATCAGTGACGAGCCGGACAACCGGCCGTACAAGGCGGGGCAGCATTACCCGTTCTTCAAGCGTGCATGGGAGGAGTACGCGGAGGATGGCACCCAGTTGAATCCGGATCTCGTGGGAGCGGTGTCGACGGCGCAGATCATCATCGGATACGGCAACTTCTATGAGAAGGCCGGGTTTTGGCCGGGGACATCTGCGGTGGCAGGCGCGGAGCCCACTGGGCTGCTGTCAGATTCTGGCGGGTTCTCGTGGGACTTGACGGACGCCGTGTACGGGGTGGACCCGCAGCGGTCCGCTGACGAGAACCTGCGCTACCCGAACAGGGCTGACGTGTACGTGATGGTCTATTGCGACGCCCAGTTGACGCAGGACGTGTACTTCCTGGGGCGGATCTACCGCAAGGAACCGGGAACGGCTTAGGAGGAACGCATGGCATCAGTGATCTACGACCCGCTTGCCCGTCCGTGGCTTGAGTACTTGATCGGCATCAAATGCTTCGCGAGCCTGCACTATGAGGCTCCGGATCCGGCTGATCCTGCCGCGAGCGAGATCAGCAGCCCGACGTATGCCCGGTCGCCGTTGACGTGGGATTTCGCGAAGGACACGTCTCGGACGGCGTGGAACGTGCAGGACTTGTCATGGCTGAATCTGGACGCGGTGACGATCGTGGGCGTGGGGGCGTGGACTGATCCGACGAAGGGTGAGTTCCTGCTGTTCGCTCAGCTCGACGACCCGTACCCAGTTCCTGCTCGCGGCTCGTACACGCTGGCCGCGAATGGCCTGTTCATGCACGTGTGACGGCTGGTTTTGGGCACAAAAAAATACCCTGTTGGGGGCCAGCCCGAAGGCTGGCCCCCTAGGGGTCTAGAAGTTGTCCATGTCCATGATGCTCGTGAACGCCATGCCGTGCTTGACGGGCGGTGGCGAGTTGGGTGACGGCATCGCGTGTGGCGGCTGTGGGGGCCTCGGCCCCGGCTGGCTGGCCCCCACGATGGGCGTCGGGACGGTGAGCGGCGGCTTGCTGATCCGCTGGTTCTCCATCCTTCTGCCGGTGTGGTCGCGAGGCCACGAGTCTGACCATTCGATGATGGAACGGAATGCGTCAATGGTGGTGAAGACGCGCGTGAGCACCCCTGCTGAGGCGCTGAACATGTTCAGGCGGTTAAGCGCTGAGGTGCGGGTTGCCGAAGAAAATCCAGCGATTTGCTTGATTCCGAATACGGTGAGTAATGCTGCAAGTACCGTGATAAGCATGCGTCTCCATTCTCCATTTCGATGGCACGGTGCCATCCCTGCTTGTACCGGGTGATCGCGTAGTCCATGACTTCGTCGAACACCTGCGGGTCGGACATCCACTGCGATTCCTCGAACCCGTCGCACGCGAACTTCACTGCCAGTTCGAAGACTTCCTCGAACGGGCAGTCGGGTCCGCTTTCGCACGAATCGTTGTCGCAGTAGTACTCGTGGTAACCCGATCCATGGGCGCAGATAGGTATCGAGGAGGCTCCAATGGACTCCGAATATGCCATCCACATGTCCGTGACGTCCTTCGACCACTGCTCGAAGAACGCAGGATCGATCGGCGTGACCGTCCACATCGGAACGATCGCATCGACTGTTCCATACCAACCACTGGCATCCCTGGACAAGACGCCCGGAATGTTGTATTCCTGCGTATGCTGCTCGAATGTCTGGTCCGGGTACCGGAGCCCCTTCACTCGCACCCACGGGATGGCTTCAAGCCACTCTCGGTCTTCTTCACCGATGAGCATGCCGAAGCCGAAGAAATTGTCTCCCCTGTAGTCGGCGACCGAGTCTTCGCTGATCGGGATGTCGAGCTTGCCGTTGGCGTCGTACGCGCACGTCCACGCCGTGGGCGCGGGCGTGAGGAACCCGCCGGACATGTCATGCGCAGACTGTGCTTCCTCGCGGCACCCGTACAGTGTCATGTTCCACACCATCAGCCCGTACCCCGAACTTCCGGGGGTGAGCATTTCTCGTGCCACGCCGTCGTCATAGCCCGCGTACCAGCCCTTGAACGCCTCGGAGGGGGCCTTGTGGGCCCCCTCCTCGCGCTGCATCAAGACGAGACTGCTTCCTTAGCGTCTTCGACGTCAAGGCTTTCAGCGTTCTCCAATGCCTCGGCCTTAGCGGACTTGGCAGTGGCCTTCAATGCCTTTGCCTCATCTGCCTGCGCCTGCTCCTTGGCGGCCTTATTTGCCCTAGAGACCTGCTTGGCCATCGCATCGGCCGCACGGATCGCTTCGGCCTCCGCGAACTTCGCCTTCGAGTCGGCGTCGATCTTGGCGATCTTCGCTGCCTCAGACTCGCTGCGCACTTCCTGCGTGCGGAACATCATCGTGTAGGCGATCCCTGCGAGGGCGAACCCTGCGAGGACCATCATGGAGCCGATACCTCCACCGACGATACCGGCGATGGTGCCGCCGATGACGGGGATGGATGCAGCCGCCGTGGCGACTACGCCGCCAGTGACAGCGTTGACACCGATGAGGGTGAAGAACGCCATTGCCGCGTAGTTCACGAACTTGGTGCAGAAGCGCGACAGCGCCGAGACGGTGAACCATTCGGACTGCTCGGCGGTGTACGACTTCACGACGTCAGCGGCGCTGGTGATCGCGCCTGTGATGGACCACGTGAGCCCCTGGACCCAGTTGCCTGCGCCCTTGTTGGCCTTGCCGACGACCCGGGCAACCCGGTTGCCGATCCATCCGATGCCCCTGCTTGCCCCGTGGAGGGTTCCGATGACTGCCTTGGAGGCGATCTTCACGGTGCTGGTGATGGCGTTGACGGCCATCCCGTAGCCCTTCTCGGATGCGAGGAGGAGCGCGCCGCCCATG